CGGTCATCCCACCTGCCTTTATACCCAAACAAGAAAGCTTCGGAAGGACATATGTTGCGCCGTATGCGCGGCGGTACACGAAAGCTGGGGTAAAGGTTTTATATTTTTGGGAACGCTTGAACAGCAGTCCATGGCTTACGTCGCAGGCTATATTAACAAGAAGATGACAAGACCGGATGATTTTCGGTTAGAAGGGCGGGCCCCAGAGTTCGCCCGGATGTCTTTAAAACCGGGGATCGGGTACGGGATGATGCATGAGGTAGCATCAACTATCATGGAGTTAAAACTCGATGAAAAACTATCTGATGTACCAGCTACACTACAACACGGCCCTACTCAGTATCCGCTTGGCCGGTATCTTCGTAGATCTTTACGCGCACTCATTGGGCGTGATAAAAACGCTCCACAACAAACGCTAGATGAATACAAGGCGCAATTGCAGCCTCTGCGTGAAGCTGCATTCAATAATTCGATATCACTACAAACGGAGGTTCTCAAAGCGAGCGAAGGGAAGCGCATACAAATCGAAGCACGGGCGAAACTCAAAAGGAAAAGGCACTCAATATGAAACGCGCTAAGCATTCTCTCTCTAATTACAAACTGCTCTCCTGTGATCTTGGAGAGCTAGTTCCCATCGGTATAACGGAGGTACTCGCAGGTGACAGCATCCAGCAAGCGACCAATGCCCTCATCCGGGCGGCTCCCCTTCTCAGTCCAGTTATGCATCCCGTCACAGTCAGCATTGCTCACTGGTTTGTACCCCACCGACTCATCTGGGATGATTGGGAGCCATTTATCACTGGAGGACCGGATGGAATGGACGCTAGCGTATTCCCGACAATTGCTATGCCCGCATCCACTGGAGCATCTGTTGGCAGCCTTGCCGATTATCTTGGGGTCGTTCCAGGAGTCGCTGACCTTGCAGTGTCGGCACTCCCCTTTCGAGCCTATGCCCTCATTTTTAACGAATGGTACAGGGACCAAGACCTCGTCACCGCCCTCACCATCGACACAACCAGCGGCGTCGATACCACCACTAACACAGCCCTCCAAATAGCCGCCTGGGAAAAGGACTACTTCACGACGGCCCGGCCGTGGGAACAAAAAGGGCCGGCAATTACGATACCGCTCGGCACGACAGCAAAAGTTTCGAGCAATGCAGTTCGGGCAACTGATCCGGTTTCTATCTGGAGTACACCGGCTACAGCGGCCTACCATCGCCTACGCGCTGACGTGACATCAGTTGAGGTCAGCGGTACAACAGGGCTAGAGGCGAATCGGCTTTTTGCCGATCTCTCGGACGCTTCCGCGGTCACTGTTAACGTGCTGCGCGAAGCGCTCGCACTCCAACGCTATGAAGAGGCTCGCGCACGCTATGGATCACGATACACAGAATATCTCCGATACCTCGGGGTACGATCTTCCGACGCTCGGCTCCAAAGGCCTGAGTATCTTGGAGGCGGAAAAGAAACTATTCAATTCAGTGAAGTTCTTCAAACAGGCGAAGGGACAGACCCCGTCGGCACGCTTCGCGGCCATGGAATATCTAGCATGCGTTCTAACCGATATCGCCGCTTCTTTGAGGAACATGGATATGTCCTCACTCTGCTCACCGCACGTCCGAAAACCATCTATGCAAGCGGACTGGCTCGACACTGGAATCGGCGGACCAAAGAGGACTTCTGGCAAAAAGAGCTCGAACACATCGGCCAGCAGGCCGTCCTCAACAAAGAAGTCTACGCAGCGCACGCCACGCCGGACGGGACGTTCGGGTACCAAGACAGATACGACGAGTACCGGAAGGTCTTCTCGTCGATCGCGGGCGAGTTCCGAACAACCCTGGACTACTGGCACTTCGCCCGCCAGTTCGGATCAACCCCCGCGCTAAACGCGGATTTTATCAAATGCGTCCCAACAGAAGAGCCCTTTGCGGTGCCGTCAGAGGACGTGCTACAAATAATGGCTCGGCACTCTATCCAGGCCCGTCGTCTGGTTTGTGCCACCGGCACCAGCTTCATTCTCTAAAGGTGATCTATGGCCGCCAAGGAAAAACCGAAGTTCGAAGACGTCTACAAAACGACCGACAAACGGAATCGCTTTTCAGCGGACAATAAGGAGATATTGAACCCTACACCAATGCAACCACCGCTCGGCTATAAACCTTCTCTTTCTTTGGCCGAGCAAATACGTCAGCAGGTACGTCAACTGAAAGGGCTCGAAGATATGGAGCCCGAAACAGAAGAGGAAGCGGACGACTTCGATATAGACGAAGATCCGCAACCCCAATCTCGCTGGGAAAATGACATGATTCCCAGCATAAAAGAAACCAGGGCCAGAATACGAGCCCTGGAGGAACAAGAACGACGGTACGCAATACCACCGGCGCCGAAGGCGCCGGACCCGGCGGAGCCGGGTAACGACCCACCCGCGTAACCTCGCGGAGATCGCCCGGAGCCCTTCACAACACGAGGGCTTCGGGTGATCGCTTGGTGACTTCCCGCCGGAGGCTTACTAGGGTGGTGGGAGCGCGAGGGGGAGGTCCCCTCCCCCTCGATACTTACTGAATCTCAGTGCGTTTACTTGATACGCACTACGCTAGGTGACACCACATGGCTAAGGGTAGTTCCACAAGGGGCAGCGCGGACGGCTCTCCCTCGTCGCTAACTTCGTTGCTGTCCCCTTCAAAACAACAAACGGCCATGGTCACCGCAGCCCCCGCGATCTACGGCAGGACGCCGGCGCTCGCTCCTTACGCGCTTATCGAACCATGGGGAATCGAATCGGATGCCCGCTACCATAATCCCACGAAACGTTCAGCAAAGCCTTCATCCCTCATCAACGCGGCGACCCGGCTACAGCAAACCCGGACGCACGCAATTGGGTTTGTTCAACCGGGACGAACCGCTGTTTGTGTCCGACGACGTGTTAGAAAGGAGGTGCTATTTGCTAGAAACCATACTCGGCGTGGAGCCGGATCAAAAAACCGACGCAGAAACGAATGGAGTAAAGTAAAATGTTAGGTGCTCTTATCGGAGCCGGGGCCTCGCTCCTCGGCGTAGGCGCAGCAAAGAAGGCGCAGAAACAACAGTACGAACTGGCGCAGCAGAATATCCAGCTGCAAAAGGACTTCGCTCAAAAAGGAATACAATGGAGAGCAGAAGATGCGAAAGCCGCCGGAATATCGAAGCTTTACGCTCTTGGTGCTAATACCACTTCTTATAGCCCTGTATCTGTTGGCGGTTCTCAAGTTCCTAGTGCTCTCAGTTCCGCTGGTCAAAACATCGGCCGCGCAGTCGACGCTACTCAGTCGCAGCTCGGACGCGCTGGTCATCTTGCAACTGAGATCGCGGCAACACAATTAGAGGGGTTAAAGATCGACAATGACATCAAAAGGACTGAACTATTATCAAAAGCGAATGTTAGGACTCAACCGGGAACGCCTCCAGCTTACCCAATTACTAATGACGAAACCGTGCCAGTCATGGACGGACAAGGAGACGCAAAAATCCGTCTCCAGAGAAACCTCACGCCCGCCGGAAATGAGCCAAACCGATCTTTTGGCACCAATCCAGAGGTTGATATGTGGCGAACAAAATTCGGATATGCACCGGAGGTACCTCAAGAGCTTGGAGAAGCGCACGAAAGTCAGCCCCTCGCAGCCGCGCAATGGTTCCTTAGAAACAAAATAATGCCGTCGTTATCAGAAGGATGGAAAACTTATCCATATGAACCACCCGAGGGATATTACTGGAAATTCAATCCGATGTTCGGGGAGTATACATTAACTAAAGAAGGTGGTAGGTTTGACTGGATACCTGGATATACTAATTATCCCGAGAGTATCAGAGCGTACGATAGATAAAGGAGAAACAAATGGCCTTCCGCAGGAGACGTAAAACCACTCGACGGTCATTTCGCGGCAAACGCCGCACGATGAAACGCCGAGGCCGCAGACCGCTACGGATCGGATACCGTGTCTAACTGTCAGAAACCTTACATTCACAACGGGGGCGCATATGGCTGCGGCCATTGCGTCCCCTGTCGGATTAAAAAGCGCCGCGAGTGGACGCATCGGATGATGCTGGAAGCGGCTCAGCACAAGGACAACTGCTTTGTCACGCTTACGTATGATTCAGAAAAGCTACCGAGCGATATGTGTGTGTGGCCAAGGGAATTACAGTTATTCCTCAAACGTCACCGCAAGAAGGCGGGTCAATTTAGATACTTCGGGGTGGGGGAGTATGGGGAGAAAAGCGGTCTCCCACATTATCATCTCGCATTATTCGGTCATCCCACCTGCCTTTATACCCAAACAAGAAAGCTTCGGAAGGACATATGTTGCGCCGTATGCGCGGCGGTACACGAAAGCTGGGGTAAAGGTTTTATATTTTTGGGAACGCTTGAA